GAATTTAGTATTGTTACAAATACTAATTTTGGTAGTTCTTTAAATGGTCAATATGATTATGAAGTTTACGAACAGGCAAGCACTACGAATACAAATCCTGCGGGTTTAAATATGATCGAATCAGGAATAATGGAATTAGTCGGTACGCCTTTTGAGTTTACTGAATATTCAACAACAGACACTTATAAAATAAGACAATAATGGATTTAAGAGTATTAACATTTGCGGAAGCTAAGCAGCCTGAATTTAAAGAAAAGAAGGGCGAAGGATATATTCAGTATGGCGACCGCAACGATTATCCTAATTATTTAGTTGACCTTTTTAATAAGTCAGCAAAGCATAACGCTATTATAAAAAGCAAGGTGCATTATATTAGCGCAAACGGATGGAAAGGAAGCCCTGAAGCAGAAACCTTTATAAAGAAGGTTAATAGAATGGAAAGTCTTGAAGATCTAACGCGCAAAGTATCTTTAGATGCTGAATTATTTGGCGGCTATTATTTAGAAATCATTTGGTCAGTTACAAAGCAATTAGCTGAAATATGGCATTGTGATTATACAAAAGTTCGTACTAATAAAGACAATACACAATTTTGGTATAAAGAAGAATGGTCTGATAGGAACGAAAAGCCTATGGTTTACGGCGCTTTTAATCCTGCTAATCCTGTTGGCAAGCAGATCCTTTATGTGAAAGAATATCGTCCAAATATGGGTTATTATTCATTGCCGGGTTACTTTGGTGCGCTTAATTACATAGAATCAGATATTGAAGTTTCTAAGCACGTTTTAGGAAATGCACAAACAGGATTCAGCGCGAGCAAATTAATCACGCTTCCAAATGGCGAACCTTCAGATGAAGAAAAGCGTAATATTGAAAAGCGTTTCACTAATAGATTTAGCGGATCAGATGGCAAAAAGTTTATTTTAGCTTTCGTAAATGATAGCCAAAGAAAGCCAATAGTTGACGATTTAGGAACTTCAGATATTACAAAAGAGGACTTCGGGCGCGTGGATTCTTTGATCCAAACTAATATATTTAGTGGTCATCAAATTACTACGCCGTCAATCTTTGGTATTGCAGAGGCGGGAAAATTAGGCAGCCGTTCCGAAATGCGTGATGGTTATGAAATATTTAAAAATACTTATGTAAATAGTAAGCAGATGCACCTTGAAAGTGTATTCAATATGCTTGCTAAATTTAGAGGTATTGCAGAACCTGAATTAAGTATCATTCCAACAGAGCCTATCGGGTTCGAGTTTACTGAAAACTTATTAAAAGAAATAGCGCCAAAAGAATGGTTACTTGAAAAGGCGGGAATTGATATGACTAAATACCAACCCGTTGCCCAACAAGCGCAATTTAAGGACGATTTTAGCGTCTTTTTTGAGTTCGGTGAGGCAAAGGATACTTTTAATGTTTGGAAGCAAAGAAAGCGCTTTAATGACGATTCAGAGCATCAAATGTTTGCAGAGGTAAACCAATTACAAGCCAATGTCCTTGACTTGATGGCTAAGGATAAAAGAATAACGCCGGAAGTTTTAGCCGTTTCACTTGATCAAAGCGTAGAAACAATTAATCAAGTAATAAAAACTTTGGTTGAAAATGGATACGTTGAAGTTAAAGAATATTCAATCGGCGAAGGATATGATGAAAATATAATTACAGAGCATATTTTAACTGCGCCTTTAGGTGATATTTTAGTAAAGATTAAACCACAGACAAAGGAATTATTAATTAGATATTCCTATGAATGGAAAGAGGAGTTTGGCATTTCAAATAAAAGTAAAGCCACTACGCCATTAATCGAGACAAGTAGACCTTTTTGTAAATATTTATTAGAGGCAGGAAAAATGTATAGCCGTTCCGAAATAGAAACAATTAGTGCGCGTTTAGGTTATTCTGTATTCGATCGTGGTGGCGGTTGGTGGACAGAACCGGACGGCAATCATTCCCCAAGTTGTAGGCACGAATGGATTTCAAACATAGTAACAAGAAAATAGAATGAGTAAGAACACATTATTTATATCAGTTCAATCAATTAAGGATAGAACAGGATTGCACGCAAACGTAGACGAAAAATTAGTTTTGCCTGAAATTAAGACCGCGCAGGATATGTATATTTTGCCTGCTTTGGGTTCAGCGCTTTACAATGAATTACAGGATGCCGTTGATGCAAATACATATACTCAATTACAAACTACTTTATTGGATGACTATATTGTAGATTGTTTGATCTATTTTGTAATGTCTGAATTGCCGCAAGGTTTATCATATCAATTCTATAATAAAGGATTGATCAGAAAGTCGGGTGAGAATCAAGAAAACCCGTCTATGCAGGATATGATTGACGTTGCGAATAGATACAGAGCAAGAGCAGAATTTTACAAGCAAAGACTTATTAAATACTTAAAACAAAACAACGCTTTATATCCTAATTATTTAAATTTCGGAAGCGGGATTGATTCAATCAAACCTGATAATGAAGGATACGCGGTTTCAATGTGGTTAGGTGATGCCTGTTGCAATGATGACTACGAAGGCAAGCACAAAAAAACATTTGAAGAAAGGTATCAAGGAAATATTGGTTGCTGCTAAATATGAGTAAACAAGTAACTATTAAAAACCAAAATAAGCTGAAAGTTTATTTGGCAAAAGAAAAAAAGAATGACATTAAACCAAATAGTCAAAGAACTAACAACGATAGGCAACGCCCACGAACAAATTAATTTTGTTTATTTTGGTGATGTTTGGGAACGTCTTAGCAATGGAGAGGTGACTTATCCTGCAATGTTTTTCACTTTAACAGGTGCAAATGTTGGCGCTAAGGAAATAGCCTATTCTTTTAGTCTTTATTTTATGGATCGTATGCTAATGGAAGAAACTAATGAAACCGAAGTTTTATCAGATATGACGCAGGTGGCGGGTGATATTGTTGCTCAATTAAGATACCCTGAAGATTATTCGATCGTAACGTGGACATTGAATCAAAACCTTCCTGTTACTTTTTATACAGAAAGTGATCCTGATTTATTAGCGGGGGTAAAATTAGATGCTACCTTATCCGTTCCCTTTATTAACAATAGGTGTCAAGTACCTTCAAATTATAATTATTAATGGAATCAAAAAAAATAAACCAATTAGCGACCGAACTAACGCCTGCGCTTTCTGATTTAACAATCATAGGTGATCCAACAACGGGGATTAGTAAAAAAATTACGCTTTCACAAATGGCGTCTTTATTTACGGGAACAGTTGAAGAATATGCAAACGTTGCGGCGTTCCCTTTAGTTGGTGTTGCTGATACTATTTATATTGCATTAGACACAAACGTTTTATATCGTTGGAATACAGGGACAAGCGCTTATGTAGAATTGTCGCCGAACATTATCAATTCATTAGTATTTAGTGATGCGAATGGATTTGATGGTACGATTAGTTTAGTTGGTTCAACTGCAACGCTTACAATTACAACTGCATTAACAACAGGTTCAGTTGGTTTTATAGGTGCTTCAGGTGCTTTATTACAGGATAATGCAAACTTCTTTTGGGACGATTCAAATAATAGATTGGGTATTGGTACAAATGCTCCAACAACTGCAATTGATACTTTTGGATCAGGAATTATTACTCGTGTAAATGGTACATCAACAAATAACGCGTTTATTGGTTTTGCAAGTGCAGGTTCAAACAAATGGTCAGTTGGTAATGTTCAATCAGATCATAGATTTAGAATTTATAATGAAGCGACAACAAGCGAATTAGTTTCAGTTTTGCAAACAGGCGAATTTGGTATTGGTATTGCAAACCCAACAACAAAACTTCATATTGACGGCGGTGCAAGTGCTTTGATTGCTAACTTAGATGCAAATGTTTCTGTTGCAAAAAGTGTATCATTCCGTTCTGACAATAGCAATAGAATAAATTTAGAGGTTTCAGGCACAGAATCAGGTTCAAATGCAGGTGCTAATTTCTTTTTAAGAACTTACACAGATTTAGGTGCATTAATTGAAACACCTTTTCAAATTATTCGTTCAACAGGCGTTACAACAATAAAAAGTTTAACGCTTACAAATGCGTTATCAGTTGCAAATGGTGGAACAGGCGTTACTTCATTGGGTAATATTTCAAGTAATGATACAAGTTCAATGACCATTTCAGGCGGAACAGGCGCTATTATTGGAAGTGGAGTTACTATTACTTTATTAAATGCAAGTGCAACAAATGGTGGTATTGTTTCAACAGGTACACAAACTTTTGAAGGTGCTAAAACCTTTTTAAGTAGTTTAAATGCAGCAAGTGGACAATTTGGAAGTGCTTTTAGTGTAACAAGTCCATTATCTGCTTTTGTTCCAAGTGCGACAGATAGAGATATGTTTCAAGTTGGAATGATTGGTGTAAGTAATGGCTTTACTTTAAAAAGAGTTTCAAGTGTTTTTCAAATGGAGTGGGCGGGTAATGCTATATTCTCAGGTAATGTAAAGTCTACTCAATATTATGCAGAATCAGATAATTCAAGTTCAGCTCCGAATCAATTTCAAGTTAACGGAGCAACAAATAGTAATAAACAATTAATAATTGGGTATAATACAACTAATAATGGTTATGGTTCAATTCAAGCTATATTTCAAGGGGTTACTACAACTAATTTAGCATTACAAAGTAATGGTGGTAATGTAGGAATTGGTATGAATAATCCTCAAACTTTATTAAGTATTGAAAATTCAGGAACACAAAATGTTATTTCACCAATTATAACAAGTCAAAGTTCAGGCACTACTTATGCAGGTATTTATTCAATTAGGGACGGCGCAGGTGACCAAAGAGGTTTAATATTTCAAAATTTTACCGCTAATGTTGGATTGACAGAAAAATTGAGAATTTCATCAAATGGGTATATTGGAATTAATAAAACAGACCCTGCAACTTTTTTACACATTGTTGGTTCAAATACAACAGGTAGAGGACAATTATCAATTCAATCAAATAATACCTCAAACGCTGCAAGGATTTCATTTTATTATGATACAAATTTACAGGGGAATGTTGGAACAACAAGTGCAGATTTTTATGTTGAATCAGTAAATACTTTAGTTTTACTTCCAGGAAATGGAAATACAACAAGAGGTGGTACAATTAGAGAATTTGCAGGAGCAGTTTCACCGCCAAGCCCTTATACCGCAGATCTTAGATTAAATATTACACACGACGGTTGGGGTGGTAATAATGATAGTGGAACTGTTTATGTGGAATATCAAGGTAGAGCATACGGGAATAATCAAACAACAACTGCATTTGGTGTTATTACTTACAGATTAGATTCAAATGGATTATCTATAACAAACGTATCAACTGCGGGTGTAACAGTGAGCAATGTTACATTATCAACAAACGTATCAAGTAATTATATTTTAAGAGTTACTTTTGGTGTTTCTGCGGCGGTAGATAGGGCTTCAATATTTGCGAGAACAACAAATTCTTTTGTTTCTTCAATTTCAGTTGATACAGTTTAAAAATAAAATTATGATACAATATAGATGGGTAATAGATAAAATGAATTGCATACCAAAAGAAGGGCAACTTATTGATGTTGTTTCGGTAATATATTGGACAAGATATGCAAAAAACGAAAATGTTGAAGTTTCAATTTTTGGGACAATGAATTGTGAATCGCCTTCTGAAACAGATTTTACCGCATATAATGATTTGACTTTTAAACAAGTATGTCAATGGTTAGAATCAGGATTAGATGTTTCTGAATTAGATTCTATTTTGAATGATAAAATAAATAATATAATTAATCCGCCAACAATAACTTTGCCATTACCTTTTAAAAATTAATAATGACAATATTTTTAACAATAGTATTTTTAGTTCACTTAATTAGTTGGGTTTTATATCAAAAGCACCAATTTTTAGAACGCGACCTTTATGCAAAAGATTCGCATAATGCATACGAACACAATAAAAAGTGGCATATTTGGAAGGGTATAAACCATTTATCAGTTTATGTTTTGGTTTGGTCGCTTTATGGCTTTTTTTCAATGATATTTTTTGCAACTGCATTTTGGTTTGGATTTGACATTCTTTGCAATATTATCGTTTTAAAAAGACCTGCATTTTATGTTGGTCAAACGGCGCAAACAGATCTATTTATTCGCAAAGTTGCGGAACTTATAAAAATAAAGCCTGAATATGCTTCGGCATTGATAAAAGTATTAATTTTACTTATATTAATAATTTTAAAATAAAAACTATGATTACGCTAAACGAACAACAAGTTGCTGAATTAAACAATTTTATCCAAGATCAATTACCAACTAAGTATGGTATTGTCTTATTACAATGGTTTGCAAAAATTCAAGAAGAACAAAATCCAAAAGAAGAATCTAAAAAAGAAGATTAAAATGGCACAACATAGCGATCAAGCAGATTTAAATGTATTAGTTAGCACAATTGGCGCAATTGTAAGTATTACGACAATTCAACCTATTGTCACATTATTAGCAGGTTTGGTCGCTATTGTTTCTGGAATTATGGCTATTCGATATTATTACAACGCCACAAAAAAAATAAAGAATGATTAAGAATTTAATAATTGCGATCTTGTTGGTTGTAGTTATTTTATTTTTAATTACAAAGCCAGAGTACAAAAATTCAGTTATAGTAAATACTGATACGATTTACCAACAGAAAACTTTTACTAAATACAAGAAAGGGGATTCGATCCCTTTTGTAGTTTTAGATACCATATACCAACACGATCGGGACACAATTACAATAGTGAAAGACTATAATCAAGTAAAGATATATGCTGATACTATGCGCATAGATACGCAAATATCTGTATTCATATACGATACGATCAGCCAAAATAAGATACAGGGAAGATCGGTCGGGGTAAATATGCAAGAAAAAACTATTTATATTACGAACACTATTAAGGCAAAGAATAAGGCAGCCCTTTATTTAGGCTTTTTATCTGATATGCGACAGGATAATAGACAAATAGGCATAGGAATAGGCGCTGCTTTTAAAACGGCTAATAAGGGAGTAATAACCCTAAACGCTACGACTAATAATTATTCAATTGGATATTATTTAAAATTTTAATATATGCGTCAATTTTTTACAGAGGATAATAATCGTTTAAGTATGAAACGCCTTTCTGGCTTTTTATGTACGATTGCCCTTTGCGCTAAATTGATACATACGCCAACTGATGCCTTAGTCTATTCTGTTGCGGCATTAGCAGGCGCGGCATTCGGTTATACTATGGCAGAAAAGATATTTAAAAAGAATTAAATATGAAACTATCAGAGCATTTAGATTTAAGCGAGGTAATTAGAAGCGAAAGTGCAAAGCGTAATGGAATTTCAAATATGCCTATCGAGGCGCATATTAAAAATTTAAAACTATTAGCTGAAAATATATTTCAACCTATTAGAAATAACTTTCGTTGCCCTATCCATATATCAAGCGGGTATAGATCTATTGAATTAAATAGAACAATTAAAGGGAGTTTGACTTCACAACATTGCTCGGGCGAAGCGATCGATATAGATATGGACGGGACGCCAAACGGGGTAACAAATAAAATGGTTTTTGATTTCATAAAAAATAACTTAGAATTTGATCAATTAATTTGGGAGTTTGGGGATAATGATAATCCTGATTGGATTCACGTTTCATACGAAAGTACAGGAAAACAAAGAAAACAAGTATTAAAAGCAATAAGAAATAACGGGAAGACACAATATAAAACCTACTAAATGACTAACACAAACCTAAAAACAAAACGCAGAAGACTATTTTTTGATATAGAAACTTCGCCAAATATCGGTTTGTTTTGGGAAGCAGGCTACAAAAAAAATATCGATTATTCAAACATAATTCAAGAACGTGCAATTATCTGTATCTGTTATAAGTGGGAAGATGAGAAAGAGGTTTACTCCCTACAATGGGACGCTAAGCAAAATGACAAACGTATGCTTGAACAATTCATTGAGGTTGCAAATGTGGCTACTGAAATGGTCGGGCATAACGGGGATAAATTCGATTTGGCTTGGATCAGGACAAGGTGCTTGTTTCACAATATCCAAATGTTCCCAAAATATACAACTATTGATACCTTAAAGGTAGCC